ACGTAGAAAATGGTGATTTACATTTTCAAATGGACAATTTTCGATGGCGTATGGGCCGCAAACCGGTGAAAGCCACTACAAACTATTTAGAAAAGTATGATTTGCGGAGCGTTTTACGCACCGCTCAACCAGTGATGCGTGCACGGACTGAGAGAATAACCATGTTGACCTTACAGAAAAGAAATTTTAACGCCTTTCGCAATGTGGCGCCTGTGGACCCGGAAGCACAAGCGCATCATGTTGTGGAATCTGTGTTGGATGTCGCTGGCGTGCCGGATTGGAGAGAACAATGTGCACGTATGCGCGCTGAACCTGTTAGAATTTCTAAAGAGGCGATAGATGATTATCTTATCACACTTGGCTCTGGGAAATGGCACACTTTTGAACAAGAACATTCAACGTCCAATCCAATTTCAATCACTCCAGAGATACTGGCAAAGTATGAATGCATGATTAAAGATGAACCCAAAAATCGGCTAAGTAGAGAATCATTGGGAGAATATCAAATTTTACAGACCGTTATACATCATAAACCGTTTGTAAATATGGTTATGTCGATTTTTCGGGAATTAACTGAGAGATTCATGTCAATTTTAGACCCAAGAGTCTGTATTCAAATCAAGAAAAGCCTCACTGATCTAGAGAACCATTTTGAGGTATATCTTAAAAATGTGAAGAAATTTCACTATTACGAAACGGACTTCGGAAAGTTTGACAAATCGCAATTTCTGGAAACCTATAAAATTGAAGAATATCTGTGGTATTTAACCGGTTTAAATGAATTTATTGCAGCATTATGGCAGCATGGATATACCCAGAAGGAAGTCAATGTTATAGTTTTTGCAATTAAAGTGATTTTATACTATCAAAGGACATCTGGAACTGTCACCACGGGATCAGGTAATGTTGTTGTAAATTTTTTCACTAACGTTTTTTGTATGGAATTGACACGTGATTCGTATTACGCCCTATATTTTGTAGGGGATGATTCAGGAAACGTTTTAAAACACCAAATAGACGCCGACGTGGTTACAAACAATTTGATGTCTCATTTTAATCTGGAAGCGAAAATATTATCTGGTCTGGGCTTATACTTCTGTTCGGCCTTTTTCTGTTATAACGGCCAGCGATGGTGTTTATTACCAGACCCAGTTAAGAAATTTGAAAGGTTATCCTTGGCCTTAAATTCAAATTCAGACAAGGACAATTTACCCGATAGGTGGAATAGTTTGCGTGACCTTTGCAAACACTACCGGGATACAAATGCAGTTGAACATTTAAATTTTCAGTGCATGTTAAGATACGACGCTGGCAATATTATTGGAATAGCCACAGCGATCGTGACGATGATGGAGGACTATCAGCAGTTCCTGGCCATTTATGGCTGTGGTGTTCTTTAAATTTTTTAAACACCACTATGGGGTTGTGCTCTTTTTTGCACTGTTAACTCTTTCCCCATAAAGCTCTATTAGTTCCTTATGCGTCACTTTCAATATTTCTATTCAATAATGTCCACAGCATATCATGTCTTACCATTCACCACTACAACCATGTTCTCACAATTCCTCAATGCGTACAAAAATCTCTCCGCAGACAAATGCGATTCACAGAAAGTTCCGATTTTATCTCCGGTATATTTATCTTATGATCAGACTCCAGCCGACCTCGAGCGCATATTCCTTACGCGCAAATTTCATATTATTTCTGACGACGTTTACATCTTGATCGTCAATTTAAATGCACTCGCACATAAATCAAAAAGGTCAGCTTATAACTATTTTCATGAATACGCAAAAGAGACGCTAATGGCGCAAAAGTCTTTTCGCATCTTCGAAGCGTATGCAATTATACGTAGATCACCATTATTTCAACAGATAGATTTTCAATCCGGGATATTTTCCCCAAGTCCTACTGTATCACAAAAGCCATCGTTATACGATGAGGAATTTTATAGATATTTAAATCAACAAAATCCGCCTCAAGAGGTGGATTAACCTCAAAATACTAACATAATTTAAATCATTCATGACGGATAATTATCCTGATACATGTGATTTTCAATATAGTTCCTAAAGTATATATGAGTTTCGTTTATTATTCTCTTCTTCTTACTTCTGGCCCAGCTTTCACAAACCTTGCTGCTCTTCAAAGTTTACCTTGGACTTCACCGTCACAACTTTTATCTTTATATTCATACCTTAATTCTTTGGACTTTTCCAATTACGACGCACGGAAAGTAGCTCTAAATCGCATTAGGGATTCATACTTGCCTGTTGCCCCGTTTTATACCTTTTCTTTTGACGAAACAGACCCACCAGTACCTCTTGTGCAAAGTCGTTTTCGAAATTCTGACGTTTACGTGTCTCTGTCTGGTTCATATTCTGCGATTCTATCAGGTCTTGCTCGTTCATTAGCAATTACGGACTCCGACCCAAATTATTCAGATTTACGTGATTCTTTCTATTCTAACCTTGTTCTGTTGGAAAATAATATTAACGGCTCCGTCCTTTATTTTGATAGAATCACATTTGAAACCACATTCCTATTAGTTTGGAGCATCTATCCACCACCATGACCTACACATCTGTATTTCCGTCATTTCCATTACAGTTGTCAACCTTATCAAATCAATTCTGGGTTCCAATTGCAGTCGCATTTCAGGTCCAGGCGCAA